AGCATCAGGTGCCAAAATTAATTTGACAGCAACTTCGGATGTAGTTGTGCCGGCCAACGTGGGAATCACATTTGGTGATGGTGAAAAAATTGAAGGTGACGATACAAACTTAACTGTCACTTCAGGTGGTGCAATCAACTTAACAGCAACCACAGATGTCGTTGTACCAGCCAATGTAGGCATAACATTTGGCACTGGTGAAAAGATAGAAGGTGACAACACAGATTTAACTGTCACTTCAGGTGGAAAGATTAACTTAACAGCAACTTCGGATGTTGTTGTTCCTGCCAATGTAGGAATCACATTTGGTACAGGCGAGAAGATCGAGGGAGACAACACAGACCTTACAGTCACTTCAGGTGCTAAAATAACCTTAGCGGCAACATCAGATGTTCATATTCCAAATAACGTAGGAATAGTATTTGGTGGTGCGTCGGAAAAAATTGAGGGTGATGGCACAGACTTAGTCATATCTGCAAACAACTTGACTGTTGATGCCGCGGCAGATATCATATTAGACGCAGGTGGCAATGACTTCCAATTCAAAGCAGGTGGCACTCACATATTAAGTGTGGTAAACTCATCCAGTGATGTTGTTATCAAACCGATTGTAGATGCAAAAGACATCATATTCCAACAAAGAGATGGAACAGAAGTTGCACGTATTGAAGACAATGCAACGTTTAATGTTGTAACAGGTAAACTAGCAATTAATGGCACAGCAATTACGTCTACAGCGGCAGAACTAAATGCACTAGATGGCATAACAGCAGTTGTTGGTGAACTGAATGCACTAGACCTTGGCAGTACAGCAGTTGGAAATGCTATTGCTTCCAAAGCTGTAATTTTAGATTCAAACAAAGATTATACTGGTTTGAGAAATGTTACACTATCAGGTGAACTTGATGCAGGAAGTTTAGATGTATCAGGTAATGCTGACATAGATGGTACTTTAGAAACAGACGCATTAACAATTGGTGGCACTGCCATAGCAGATGTAATTGCAGGAACCACAGTCGACCTTGCCACACTAGCGTCAACTGTTACTATTACTGATAATGAAAGTACTAATGAAAACAATGCTATGATCTTTACTGCCGGCGGCGATACTGATGGTGGTAACCTTGGATTAGAATCAGATGGTACATGCACATACAATCCAAGCACAGGTAAAATAACTGCCACTGGATTCATAGGATCACTAACAGGAACGGCATCTGCCGCTGTATATTCTGACTTGGCAGAACGTTATCATGCTGATGCCGTGATGGAAAAAGGCGACGTTGTTGAGATAGGTGGCACAAATGAAATCACTAAAACTACACAAGAAATAAGTCCACGTGTGTTTGGCGTAATATCTCATGAGGAACAAGCGGCATTTAAAATGAATGACGGACTTCCAGACGATACTCATCCACTAGTGGCATTAACTGGTAGAGCAGATGTTAAAGTGATTGGTCCAATCAGCAAAGGCGATAGACTTGTAACATCATCTACTTCAGGTGTTGCTCGTAAGGGAACTTACGAAGAATGCACAGCATTCACAGTAATTGGTAGAGCATTGCAAGATAAGACAACAGAAGATGTTGGAATTGTTTTGTGTTATGTGAATGCTAAATCTTAAACTATTAAATCTAAAATAGTTTGTAACTTTGTTTTAATCTGTTTACTAACAAGACTTTTGCGAACACCTTCATGTAATGGTAAAGGCCATTGGTTTACACTTACCCATGCATAACCAAAATGTTCAACATTTAATTTAGGAATAAATTCTGATTCGACAACACAAACAAATGTGTGAAATTTAAATTTAGTATCTTTGGATACAAATAACTCTAAAGGAATTGTTTTAGAAATGTTAGGATTAAAACCTATTTCTTCAATAATTTCTCTTTTCAATCCCTGCCAGGGAGTTTCAGTTTCAGTGCTTACTCCGCCTACTAATCCCCAAGTGCCTTTTTGTTTTTGCTGTCTATGTAAAAATAAAAATCTTTTTGTAGATTTGGCATAGAACAAACATCCAGATGCTATTATTTCGCTCATGTATTAGTTTATGCTTTAAAATGATATAGTCCAAGTTCCTGGAGCATAAAATCCTTCATAGGATTTGATCCAAAACTCTCCGGTCCATTTAAATTGAACACCTGTAGTAATGTTGGTTACATAATGTATTTTGGTAAATGTACTATCAAGTTGTGTTGCACTATCAAGGCCAACTGTGCCTCTTGCACTTGATGAATCTTGTAAACCAAGAGCTAACTGAGTTGAATCATCGAATGTACCGTGAAAATCAACTATCCATTCACCACCAACTTTTTCAATTATGTCATTTGCTTTTGCAACCAATTTGCCCCATTCTGTAGTTTTGTTTGCAGTCTCAGTTAATCTATCACCTATATCATCGGTAAGCAAATATCTAGTACCGTTGGCATCTCCTGATGGATTATAAGTTGTTGGATTGATCACTTTGTCTACAGCATTTATGGTATTAGTAGGCACTGTGTCTTCATCTACATCAAACATCATAGTGAAATCATCTTGTGGATCTATTGCAATAGTACCTGTAATATTTACAATTATGTCATCACCGTTTATGGTGGTTGCACTCTGTTGTAGTTTGATTTGACTCAATCCGCCTCTAAACTGTTTACTGTATAGTGCCTCAATTTTTTTCCAATTTATTCTTTCTCCAAATTGGTTTTGTGATTCAAACACTAAGTTGTCTGTGTTATCAGCATGAGTGTTTAAATCACTTCTGTTTGCACCTAGCAAAGTAACTTTATTTTCTAAAACTAATAGGCCATATTGACCTGGAGTAACAAATTGTTGCGATAACAAATTGCCACCAAGAATACCATCCACATCCACAGTGCCTGCATCTTCATCATATATGCTCATTATAATTTTTTCTATCACCCCAAGTTTTTTTAATTTTGCTGGTGGAGAAATAAAGATAGGAGTTCTAAATTCTAGTGTGGATACTTCTATCTCATCTGCAATACCCTGCGGTATTGCCCTTGATGAAAAGTTTACATTTGTTAATTCAACAAAACTTAATGAAGTCCAATCTAAAAAATTGTCTGTGGTCTGTAATTCTAAAGCAGGATTAAACAACACTAATATTTGTTCGAGTATTTGCAGTTTTTGATCTGTGTTTGTGGTGAATATGTCTGCTCTAAAAGACAACTCGAATGGTGTAGGCATAATTCTCTCAATGGTATGTGCTTGACCAGGGGCGCCAGTGTATTCACCAGTACTCGCATCATATTCCCGTTCTCGAATGTGCTTTTTGTCTACATGATATGGATTGTACATTCTTTCTCGATCGTATCTTAAGTCAGTGATATAACATGCAATTTGTGGTGTAGGAATCAAAGTGTTCTCGGAACCTTTACGGATGATAGCCGCAACTTGTTTACTCATGTCACCATATTTTACAGGTACTTGGAGAGTTTCTTTAACACCTTTTTGGTTCTGTCCTGTTTGATAGGTGAAGTTACTCATCATACGAATAAACTGTAAAAGGTATCTTCTAATCTGTGCGTCGTAAAAATGTTGCATCTTAATTGTCCGCTTGTGGTTTCAACAGTTTACTTAATGCAACACGTTCATTTGTAGTGCTCGAACCATCGTCCAAGGTTGTTGTATTTGAGTTATTAATGAAACCAGTTTTTTCTGTGCTTCTTGTGTTGTTCTGTGACATTGTCATTCTAACATTGTCCTCTATTTTGACAAAACGACTGCCATCGAATCTAAACAATCTGTTCGGTGAATAATCTGTGCGTAAAAAATATTGTCCTTGTATAGGACCATTTGGAAATGATGTTCCAAAGCTGTACGTTTCACCATTTGCAGGAATTCCGTCTCCAGTAAGATATCCTTCAATGTATCCGTTGGCTTTAGGTGAATCATATACTTTATCAACGTTGATGTGACCTGTTGATGTTTTTAAGTCTGTGTCATCTACAGTAACAAGTGCAACTTTGCCCTCTTCGTCTGTAGGCATAACATGTAATGCTTTAGTATTGTATCCTGACAACGGTGCGTCAGTTTCTGCTTGTGTTACTATTGCATCATTAATTTCTAGTTCTTTGTCTCTTGTTTTCTGATCAGTGTTCTCATCTTTGTCACCAAGTATGTCTCTAAATTCTTGTGCATCTGTTATGCCTTTGACACGCACTCTATATAAATGTGGCCACCATGTTCTTGAGAATCCTTCTGACGCTCTAGATACATCATCAACAACATAATACCTTTTGATTGCTTCACTGTCAGTTTCATCTAATGAATGATCATCTTTTAAATGTGGCAATTCAATAACATCACCGTTCATAATTTTTCTGCCTAAAGTTTCGATTATAGTTTTAATATGGAATGTCATGAATAGTTGATCATTTTGAATAAACAATCCAAACTGTGATAGATCAAAATCTATGTCACCTACATTGTATATGACTCTGGTATGATATACATCTTGGTCATATTTTCTGTCTCTGTTTTCAAGAAACAACATATCCTGTATTGCTAGTTCATTTAGCGAATCACCGGATCTTTGTGGCTGTGTAGCGTCTTCAGAAGAGCCTTGATCATTAGGTGAAATGTATTTGTGTATATAGGCGTCTGTACCACCTATTTGGAACATTTCAGAAATGTTGCGATCTATAAAAGCATAGTCATTTCCTTTTTCTGGTTTGAATATAGACAGTCTAGGCATACAACATATTTACCGTCCTATAAATACATGCATGGCAGATACAGCATTATCAGAAGCGACAGATAAACAAGTTAATCAAGCAAAGCAAGAAATCTTTGAATATGTAAAGACAAGACTTGGTGATGGCATGATTGAGGTTGAATTAGACCCGAAACATATAGAAAATGCTTTTGTAACAGCAATTGATAAATTCAGACAAAGATCTTCTAATTCAGTAGAAGAATCATACGGGTTTCTAGAACTGCAAGAGAATCAAACAGAATACCAGTTGCCAGCAGAGGTTATTTCGGTTAAACAAATTTATAGACGAACAGTAGGCGGAGCATCTGGTTCAGAAGGTGGATCACAATTTGATCCATTTGAACTTGCCTATACAAATGTGTATTTGTTGCAAACAGGCCGTATTGGTGGATTAGCAACTTATGATATGTT